TTCCCACTTGGGATATCTTGCTTTCAATTTTCGATTCAACTTTTTTAAACGTAGTAAGCGTTTTTTCATTTTCAGGAATTTTCGAGCAGATGTCGGTATATGTTTGTTTCTGTCGCTCCAGATTGTCAATCTCTCCACATAGGGTGCGTATGGTTTCTCTGCAACCTTGTATCTCACTCTCATATTCTTTCACCTTTGTATCTTTATCTTCGTTGAGTTTGTCTTGATACTCTTTCTTTAAATTATATCTTTGCTCAAACAGCGCAATCTCATTCTTTTTAGCAATCGTCAAATCTTTATTGTTAGTTACTCTACCTTTAACTAATGCATTCATGGTAGAGAAGATTTGAATATCTAATAAATCTTCGATAATTGCTCGTCGGTCAGCAGCAGACAATTGCATGAACGGTGTGAACGATGCGGAACCAAGAATAACAATCTGAGTAAAAGATTTATAGTTTAATTTAAGAATAAACTTTTCAAGATATTCTTGATAATCACGTGAAGCAGCATCTTGATTTACCAACACACCATCTTGAAATATCTCAAACGTATTAGGTTTGATGCCACGAATAACTTTGTATTCTTTATTACCAATGCTGAATTCTACTTCGACGATACAATCTTTACCATTAATAGAATTTAAAAGATTAGGTTTATTAATATCTCTAAATGGCTTACCAAACAACGCAAAGCATAAAGCATCAAGCATTGTTGATTTGCCTGATCCATTTGTGCCAACAACAAGTGTATTGGCATTGTTGTTTAAGTTTACTTCGGTAAAATAGTTGCCCGTTGAAAGTAGATTCTTCCAACGCAGCGTTTTAAATAGTATCATTCAGTTTCGGTATTTAAGGCTTCAACATAAAGTTCACGCATAAGACTTTTAAGTTTATCACCTTCTACGTTTAATGTCAAGTTATCAATGTATTTGGAAAGAATAGTCATAGTATCTTCTGCCTGATCCAAAAGGTCTTGATCTGTATCAATACTAGTATCGGTAAAGTCTTCAACAATAGAAATGTCTGATGCACCAGCTTTGTATAAAGAATCGATTACTAAATCAAACAAGAATGGATTTATTTTGTTTACTACCACAACTTTGACATAAGTGCCCTCATAGATGGAGTAATCAAAAGTTTTAAACTGTTCTGCTATGTTGTCTAACGAATCATCATAATTTATTTTATAGAACATGCGATATGGGTTCTGAACAAACTCCATCTCACGTGTATGTGTATCGAAGATATGAAAGCCACGTGGGTCTTTATAATCAATCCAAGTTATTTCATTCGGTGTACCAACATAGAAGATATGTCCATCATCAGACTTGTGATGAAAATGACCAGTTAAGACAATATCATACTTAGATAGTTTATCTTTTTTAAGCCCACCTTCATGTGTGGTTACTGCATCCATCTTAAAGCCATCAATTTCAAAATGACCAAAACAGATTTGTGATTTACTTTGTTTTATCTTATCAAGGATTTCAACTTCATTATCATCACATAACCAAGGCACAATATCAACATCAATCCCGTCAAAGTTAAGTGTAGTAAAAGAATCACATACAGTAACGTTGTCATACTCGTTTAAGAGTAACTGTGAGGAATTAACTTGTAAGGTGTTTTTGAAAGCGACATCATGGTTCCCCAACAGTGTAATGAACTGTATACCATATTCTTGTAATTTCTCGAAGAAATATTGACGGCAGAGATATAATGAGTTGAAGTTAATAAACTTGCGGCGGTCGAAAAGATCACCAAGTTGTACAACGGTAGTAACATTGTGATCCTTTAGATATGGAAAGAACGTGTTCGTATAGAACTTCTCAACATATTTATGGAAATCTAAAGAGTCACCTCTCATTCCGAAGTGGCAATCGCCAAGTATGCATATTTTCATACTACTATTCTACATCATTTTCTAAGAAAGATTCAAGCCCTTCCGACTTCTTTGCCTTTTTCTTTTTCTTGTTCTCTTCAAAGTTAAAGATGAACTCCGAGATGTTGTCATACAATTCAAACTGTTTCATGTTGCCGTTTTCATCTTCAAACATTTCTCCCTCATCAAGCAACCCAAACTGTTGAGTGGCTTTATACTTTACATACAGTTGTTTCTTCTCACGCATAATTCTACGAAGAAAAGCATAGTAAATTATTTGGGTGAAGTATGCAAATGGGTTCTTTGATTTAGCAGGATCAAAGTTTCGAAAGTACATGATGCAGTTCTCAACCCCATCCGATATCATCTCATCACGGTAAGTATATGAAATGAAGTTTGGTTTACGTGATAGATGCTCCGCAATCTTCAAAAAGCATTCACCAATATAATTAGGAATCTTCGGTTCGGGACCATCAGTTTCTTTTGCTTTCGCACAGTCCTCATGATACTTAATGAGTGCTGCTAGAAAATCGGCATTGTTGACGTAATGATTTGTAGCCATGATATATTTACCTTAAATAATTCTTGACACGTTCAGAAATGAACGGTATAATGCTTGTGTAGTCTTTGAGATGCATTAGACATTACCATACAAGTTGTTCTTCAAGTATTTGTATCCTTTAATCAATTCTTCAACACCATCATCTAAAGTATAGTAAGGTAACCAACCCGTTGCTTCTAACTTATCATTCGATACAATGTAGTTACGCTGATCTGGGTCTTTCTTAATATCACCCTCAACAATTGTGAAACCAGGAACATGTTTCTTGATTATCTCACACAGTTCTAATTTAGATACATTAGCAGTAGACAATCCAACGTTATAGATATTACCTTTCATATTATCAAACTGGTATATAGCATGTAAGAATGCTTCACATACATCACGAACATGAATGTAATTACGTTTGAAATGCCCTTCAAAGACGATAACATAACCATCATTAACTGCACGGTACGTCAAATCATTTACTAACAAATCAGTTCTCATTCTTGGTGACATGCCAAACACAGTGGCTAAACGATAACTGATTGAGTTCTCACGTTGCATCAACATCTCTTCTACTGCAACTTTATCTATAGCATATTTAGAGATAGGATTTAAAGGTGACTCTTCTGTGCAGAAATTGTTTTCATCACCTGTACCATATGCTGAATTAGTTGTAGGCATAATGATACATTGGTCTTTTGAAATATGATCTAGCATCCAAAAGACTGCTGTTTTATTTGTGGTATCAGCACCAATAACATCTTTATTACATAAAGGCGCACCTACTAATGCTGCCAATGGAATAATAAAGTCTGCATCTCTTAACAAAGGAAGCATATGTTCTGGATTACGTATATCACCATTAACAATAGTCAAATCTTTATTGTCGCATAGATGGTTCAAGCCTGTCTGCCTAAACATAAAGTTATCTATTACAGTTACTTTGTTGCCCATCTGTAAAAGATATTCAACTAAAATACTTCCAATGTAACCAGCACCACCAGTCACTAATACTTTTCTCTGTTCCATGTTATACCCTATTCAATACGTCAGTAATTTCTTTGATTGCAATCTTAGATAATGTTGGGTAATTACCTATATAAAAACTATAGAAATGCATATGATCTGTGTTAGGATAGTTCTTATAGTGATCTTCAGCAACAATACCTTTTAAGTATGGTTGACGAAGTTGATTACCACCACCAGCAGAACCACGACGAAACTCAATCTCTGCATCACGCAATTTACCCATGAATCTTTGTGCAAACTCTTTATTTGCATACTCTGGTTGTAGTACAATGTTAAAAGCATAGTTACTACATCCAACTAAACGAAAATCTATTTTATATTTTTTACTATCCAACTTAGATAAGAAATCAAATAAATTTTCATTTCTTAGTATAACATTTCGGTCAAGATATTTCAACTGGTTCTGCCCAAGTATGCCACCAATTTCTGTGTTACGAACATTGTATGCCGAATAGGCAAAGATGAACTCAGGATTTAATTCAGGATAATCTGTCTTATATTTTTCTGACATTGTTTCTGATGCACACTCACGTACCATGCCGTGTGATCGAAGCATACGGAGAGTGTGGTAAACGTTTTCATCATTAGTACATACCATACCACCTTCAATGGTAGACATGTGATGAGCAAAGTAAAATGAGAAGTTAGACATCCATCCAAAACTGCCTAGAAGTTTACCGTGGTGTGTAGCACCATGTGACTCACACACATCTTCAATTAGAGGAATGTTTCGGATCAATAATTCTGTTAAGAGTTTATCTGAGAGGCAATCGAAACCTTGTGCGTAGGTAAGAAACACGGCACGTGTTTTATCCGTGATAGCATTGATGATACCATCAGTGTTCATACCAAGAGTATCTAAATCAATATCAACAAATACTGGAGTGAAACCACATTGAACGATAGAGGCAATATCAGATACCCATGTGAATGGTGGTACTATAACTTCACCACCTTCTGGATGTTTGATCTTCAACATCGTCATCGAAAGTAAATTAGCCGAAGCACCTGAGTTGACAAAGACGGAATACTTTACACCCAACCATTTACTCCATGCTTCTTCAAAAGCACGGCACTCTGGACCGTTAGTTAATTTGGGATTGTCTTTCTTTAGATGTTCAATTACCAAATCTAAATCTTCTCTGGAGATATTGTCACTCATCAATGGGTACTTCATAATCACCTCATAATAATTTTGGAACCTTCATAGTCGAATTTAAAAGGTATCCATACGTTGATTTGTTTTAATGCATTTTTAATCTTTTGATGAGAGTCTGGCGGTGCAAGGAACATAAAGAATCCACCACCACCTGCGCCCATCAATTTGCCGCCATATGCGCCAGCTTTTATTGCAGCATCGTATATACTATTTATGTTGTCGCTAGAAACGCTATCTGTGAGAGTTCTTTTTAACTCCCATTGCTGTTGAAGGAATAAACCAATCTCGGATAAAGAAGATTCAGATTCAAACGCTTGGATTGCAAACGCAGTCAATCTTTGTATATCTTCTAAAGTTTTATTTGATTTACCTTGTTTGATGGAATCTACTTGTTTCTTTGCCTGAACTTCAGATAATCTACTGATACCAGAAAATCCTAACATAATATGAGATTCCAAATCATCAACATAGCCATCAGATATTTTTAAGTCATGAACCTTTATATTGGCACCTGATAGTTCTAGAACTTTAATGCCACCATGTGCTGCCATGAGTTGATCTTGAACACCAACAGATTCACCAATAATGTTTTGTTCGACATTAATAGCTTCCATTGCAAGTTCATAAGGATTTTTCTTTATGCCTTTAGAAGTATATAATGCATTTAAGAGTCCAACAGTAAATGAAGAAGATGATCCAATGCCCGACCTAGCAGGTAAATCGCCATCATGAGTAATAGATATGCCATCATTTATTTGTAAATATTGTAAACAAGCACGAACAGAAGGGTGATTAATTTCTTCTACAGTATTAACTTTTTCTATTTCAGCATACGTAATTCTATGCTTATGGTCAAAAAATGGCGGCAAAGGTTTAACATAAATGTTAGAATAATTTGCCATTGCAGCAGAAATTAATTTAGTTTCTCTTGATTGAAACCAAGCGGGATAATCCGCACCACCACCAAATAATGATAAGCGGTACGGGGTTCTTGATATAATCATATTTTATTCTGCTGTTGGAATTGGATTCACAACATCAGGCATAGCAGGTGTCATCCAACCTTCAATAGGTTCAATGTACATATTTTCTTTAAACTCTTCTCTTGATATATATGGGTACATATCTTCAATAGGAGTGCTCCATCCAAAGATGCGTGGCTCATATGTATGATATTCATTAATATCAACATCACAAACAACAGCTTCATCTGCTGCTAACAATTCAAGAATAGCTTGGTCAACTTTAGATGGGTCTTTAAGAGCAATAGTTTTGATGCCATATGCTTCACTAATCTTAATAAAATCTGGCGGCGCATAACCTTTTGGACCACAGGCTTCAGCACGACCTTGAAAATTTGTTTCTTGAAATGCTTTAGTAATACCGTAGATGTGATTGTTAAGAATAATAGTCTTAATCTTGCAACCATAATTTTTAATTGTCTGTAGTTCTTGCGGGTTCATATTAAAACCACCATCACCAATAATACACACAATTGTTTTTTCTGGTGCGGCAAACCAAGCACCAATAGCAGCAGCAAAAGAAAATCCCATTGGAGAATTACCGTTGTTGGTAATAAAATGCTGACCTAGTTTAGTTTCAAATGCGTGTGATGCAATAACAATATTACCACCACAATCTGCCAACAAAACATCATTAGATTTCATTACCTCAGACAGTTTACGAACAAATCGATATGGGTGAATTTCTGTTTTAGATAAACCAAACTCTGGTTTAACTGGGTCATACTTGTGACGCCATTCTTTAGCTTGATTCAACCACGATTCATGTTGACGTTCATATTCAGTCTCTTCCAAAACTTCTTTGAGTACCTCTAAGAATATTTTAGCATCACAATTTATATTGATATCAAAAGGAACTTGTTGCAATTTGCGTTGAAGTTGTGCTTCATCAACATCTACCATTATTTTCTTTGCTTCACGTGCAAACGTATGGATATTACCACCAGTAATACGACCTGATATACGTGAACCAACTGACAATAGTAAATCACTATTCTGGATAGCAAAGTTGCGACCAGCACCACCATAGGTACCAATACGACCACAGTATGTTTCTAAATCACTTGTAACTGAATCAAGTGCATTCCATGTTGGAAATGTAGGAATACCAAGCATCTTAGAAACTTCTTGCATCACATCAATTGCACCAGCAATCTTTACGCCACCACCAATCATTAAAACCGGACGCTGTGCATTTGTAATGTCAGTTACAATATCAACTATCTGCTGTTTAACTCTTTGTTTCAAATAAAAACTATCAGGCAAGCCAACATCTCGTACAAGATTGGGATTAAATCCAAGTTGCTTGTCTGGATCGATCATTATTTTCTGAATGTTTAAAGGTATGTCTAATAGAACAGGACCTGGTCGACCAGACTTAGCAAGATAAATTGCCTTATCTACCTCATATCGAACGCTCTCTGGGTCCATAATCATCTTAGCGTATTTTGTAATAGGCTTAACGATTGAAACAATATCGGTTTCTTGAAAGCCAATTTGACGCAATGATTCGTCTGGGCGTAAGAATTTAGAATTAATTTGACCTGTAATGAATATTGCAGGTACAGAATCATAGAAACAATTACCAATAGGAGTAACAAAGTTCATACCGCCTGGTCCACTAGTTGCAATCGCTGCACCAATCTTGCCAGATACTTTTGCGTAACCTTCAGCCGCAAAGCCTCCAGCTTGTTCGTGCATCACTGCAACGTATTCTGTTTTGTCGGTACGAGTGAATGCATCAATGAGGTCACCATTAGCTGCGCCATAAACGACAAAAATTTTGTCGATGCCCTCATCTGCTAAACGGTTAATAACATAATCTGCAAGTTTAATCATTATTAATCTCCTAATAACTTTCTTTTCAATTTAACTGTTCGTGTATCATTCAATTCTTGGAGTGCTTTGTCACCAAACTTTTCTTTCATCAACTTCTGATAGCCTGAACTTGCATGGTATGTGTCCCATGCATTATCTCGGAACGCAAGAATCTCTGCTGCGGACAGGTATTTATTTGCTAAATTTAACGTGTCATATGAATGTTGGCTGTAGCCAGAGTATGTTTGTGGTAAGTCAATGCCGAGTATTTTAGCTTGATTATGTAATGGGCTACCTGGATAAGCCATAGCAGAATACATATTAGTCATTTCTGTTGGGTTATCTAAAGCAAACTGCAACGTAGCTTCCATAGATTGTTGAGTATCGTAGGGCAAGCCAAAAATATAATTACCAGCAATATTGATACCCGCACCACGAATCATTTCAAACAAATCTAACACTTTAACGTCTTGAAATCCGTCTTTATGAATTTCTTTACGCAGTTCATTGTTGGGATTTTCAATACCTAAACCTAACCATTTAACTCCAGCTTTAGATAACTTATCTAAGTATTTTGGCTTACATGTATCAACACGTGAATACGCCCAAATATTAAAATCATAACCACGTGCAATAATCAAATCACAAATAGCTTCAAAGTGTCGTGGGTTAAGAACAAATAATTCATCGGCAATCTTAACATTCTTTACACCATTAGCTGCAAAGTGATCGAACTGCTTAATGATAAACTCTGGTGACCACCAACGAAACATGTTGCTATCTTCTGATGAAACGTTTGAACCTTGTTTAGTTCTATTGATGATATTAATCATGCAGAACGAACAACGATAAGGACAGCCTAAACTTGTATAAAGTGCAGCAAATGGTTGCTTTTCTGTATTGTTACTCCATGAATGCCAACCAGCAGTACGATAATTATCTAATGATGGTAATAAGTCCCATGCCATACCTGGTAATTCAATGTCGAGCATTTCACGTGGAACAATTGGTGACGATGGGTTGATAACTATTTGATTATCCGAAGTTCGGAATACAAGACCATCAATTTTTCTCAATTCAACTTCTTCAAAACTTGATAGCTTCAAAAGATTTTGAATTGTATATACGCCTTCATTTTGGCATACAGCATTGATGTATGATTCTTTTTTGAGTGTTTCATCTGGTAATGCTGCAACGTGAGCACCAACAAATAAAATGAAAGTATCGGGAGCAAGATCACGAAGTTCTCTTGCGGTTGCTGTTGCACCTTCCATATTCTGTGAAGATGCTGATGGTTGTTGACCATAGACAACAAAGCAAACAACCTTTGCCTTATATTCAGTAATACGTTTTGCTGCTGTTGTATAATCTAATTGCTCGACCTCAGCATCAAGTATCTCTGGTCTGAATTCTTTTGCACGAACACTATTGGCTAACATTGCAGCCCAAATAGGTGGTTCAATTGCGGCATTCTTTGATGCTAAACCTTGATAAATTTTTTGTGATGCGTTAGGATGTACGAATAATATATCAATCATAACAAAATAAATCCTTAATGTAATGTTCTGTTCTTCACTTCTTCTACAAATTGAATTAGGTCTTCCATACTATACTCTTCTTCACTTTCATCTTCTTCACCTGCTTGTTCTTTCAATAACCCTGCAATCATATCTTCAGACTTTTCCATCTCAAGCATAGTTTTGATTACAAGATTTTCATAATACTCTATCATCGATTCTTTTGGATCAACAATAGTAATGATATCTGAGTTATATACCAATGCACTATTATCTTTGATTAGTTCGACTGGTAACCACGGCATCATCATCATTACAGTTTGACCTGTAGGCATACGGCGAAAGATCAATCTCATTGGGTCTTCAAGAAGAACTGTTTCTTCTTGTTCTTCGCCTATCATAGATGCCATAATATCTTCACCAGTCTGCATTCTTATAATTTTTACATTATGCATTCTTGACCTCTATGTTGTAAAACTTGTATTTGAACTTTTCTTCATCGTATATCTTAACACGTTCGGCAAAATGTTTCAAGGTAAAATTGGCAAATTTGCCAATACGAAAATCATCTACAATATCGTATAAGATTGCCTCAGTTTTATTCTCACCTATTCTAAGACCACGACCTATTGACTGTAAATTTCTTACTCTTGATTTACTTGGAGAAGCAAATACGACATTATGCAAATTCCGTATATTAATGCCGGTACTAAAAGTGCCGTAAGAGGCAACAATGATTGCGTCATTTTGTTTTTCTGTAATCTCACGAACTTGCTCACGGACTTCAACATCTGTTCCACCATACACAAAGAAAACGTGGCGATTACCAGCTTTCTCTTCAATGAGTTTATGAAGTATCTTTCCATGTTTTTCTACCAAACTAAATAAGACGAGTGAATTGCCTTCTAAAGACAAGACAAGATTACGAATAAACTCATTGCGATAGGTACTCTTTACTATATATTCTATCTCATTTTGATAGTCCCAGCCACGGGCTAACTTACAAACATCTTCTGGATACTTGAGTATCAATGCTTTGATTCTAAAATCTGCTAACTGTTTCTTTTCAATTAGTTCAGCAGTTGTAGTGGATTGATATAATGGTCCAAACAATCCTTCTAATACTAATCGATGTGTGTTTGTACCATCAATAGTACCTGTACAACCAATTCTATACTTTGCTTTAGTTAGACCAGTCATGATAGTTGTCAGTGACTTTGCTTTGAACTGATGTGCTTCATCACCAAGAACAAAATCAAATTGCTCAAAATATTCTGGTGGGTTCTTGTAGATAGATTGCCATGTAGTAATGGTTAACAATTTATCTGTAGTTTTATCTTTACCTGAGTATTGACGATGACAATATTTTTCTGAATCATAGCCATAGTCTGCAAAATCTTTATACATTTGTTCAACAAGTGATGTTGTTGGAACAATCAGCAAACCTTTTTTGTGTTTTTGTTTTTGAATGTATCGTAAAATTAGATATTGAATCAACGACTTGCCTGATGCGGTTGGTGAAAGTAAAAGCATTCTTTTGGTTCGTATTGCTTGAACAAATGCTTTTAATTGATAATCACGAACTTCGTGAGGCAGTTTTAATGTATCAATGAATTCTTTTGCCTCTATAACAGAGAAATCTGTAGTAGAATTGATTACTGTGTCAATCTCTAACTTGTAATTTCGTTCGGTACAAAATTTTTCTATGTATGGAACAAGACCATGATATATCGTAAGTGAACGTAAATCAGCTAATCGTATCTTGCCATCCCATAACCGATTCTTGTATGCCGGCATGAACTGATAGCCAGGAACATAAAATGTAAAGTAATCCGCTAACTCTTGAGCAACGCTTTTCTCACATGCAAAACGAATAAATGCTTCATTCTGTTTATAGAGAACGAGATCATTCATCCAGAACTTCTTCCCATGTGCTGTCACCTTTCTTACGAATAGCAACAATAAAGTTTAAGTGTTCTGGTATACCACCTATACACCACTGATCCGGATGCATACACATCACTACATTTTTATTACGTATGTTACTAAAATAAATGTAGTATGTTTGGTTGAATCCTGGATTGAAACTACAATCAGATTCATGTACAATGTGAGTAACGTCTAATCTACGCATCAACGATTCTGCTTGTTTGCGTAGAACGTCAACTTGTTCCATGATGCGTTCGTATTCTTGTTTGGCATGTAGTTTTGCTACATTCAAACTTTTGTCTTTCTCTTCTTTTACTGCAACGGGAGCAAAGACTGGAGCACCAACCTCCATTGGATATTCTTTACTATGATGTTGTATTAAGTCTTTACTTGGATCAATTCTCATCACACACCTTGTATAAATTTTTCCCAATCAATGAATGATCTTAACTCCCATGTACGATTGTTAAGTTCTTTTAGTATAGCATTACATACTTCAACAACTTCTTCATGCATCATCTTAGATGCAAGATACTTATTGATATCCTCGTCAGCATCTAAGTATGTAGTGATGTCGGATTTGAGAGTAAATGGAAATGGTTCCCAACCATACTTCTTCAAGTCATCATCATCTAATTTACCTGTGTAGTATTCCCACTTGAGTTTCTTCATGCGGTTATATTTGAACTCAGCATCTTTCACTAACAGTCTATGTTGTGATAGAATGTTAAGATACTTACTATGAAGTTTGGGAATATCGATTAGTGCTTTACCTGGTTCAGTACGATCTATGTTAGAATCGTCTGCCCACATTTTTAATACATCATCAAGTTTGCTCATAGTTTATCTCCTCTTTAGGAGTATATCACATTTAAATCAATTTTTCAATATCAAAATAGGTAAATCTGAATGTGGCATCAGAAGTAATAATAGTTTCTGGAGTATCAGTAGATGACATCATAAATCCGCCAAGAGAAATTGGAAACATATCAATAAAGTTGATTTTAAAATAAGGTTTATTTGATGATGAAAGAATAGTTACAGAACCATCTGTATATTGAGGTGTTTTTGATTCGGCTGCTGTAGTAAATCTATTTAACTGACCTAAATTACGGTACTCTTCATAGTCGGTTGGAAACGTCAATGCACGAAGCCAATCATGTATCTCTAACCAACCAGTCATCTCAGCATCCACCAAAAATGTAACATTCAATGTATCGTAGATTGCTTTCTCACCTGGAGCATACAGTTCAACGAACGGATTCTGTACTGGTATCTCGGATGTTGATAGACCAGGTAGTGTTATGGTCTGACAAAAGTATTGAAGATTAGGTGCTCTTGACAAGTTCAGTGTGAACTTGTTACCTTGGAGCATGTTTGGATTGGATGGATTTCTATTGAGTGCTGTCATATGTGTATTTATATCTATAAAAAAAGGGGGAGAATTTCTTCTCCCCCAATCAGTCTCTTATTATTATAAGAATAGTCGAGACTTTAAATTACATCAAGTTA